TACCGAGTCCCGACACGCCGCGCAGCGAGACGTCGGCAGGTACGGTCACGCCCTTATCGCCCACGCTGATGGGGAAGCGAATGTATTCAAACCCTGCCACCGGCACCGTGATTTCCTGAAGCTGAATAGCACCCGGCAGAATATCGAACTGAACCGTGACCACTGCGCCGTCCACGCTCACGACATGGCAGGGCAGCGCCCGTCCCTGTAGCGCGGCGCGATCCTCAATGCGTGTTGTGGTCGCGTTCGCCAGTGAGGCCAGAAAAGGAAATTTTTGTGCGTTGCTCACGCGGATTTACCTCCTGAGATGGCAAGCGTCCCGATCGCTTCGAATATCGTTACCCAGGCCTCACCTGAGCCATTCATGAATTCGCCAACGTGACGTTCTGAGGTGATAATGAAGTCGCCCGAAAAATTCAGCTTTCCGCGCTGGGCGGAGAAGGCTTCGGACGTGTTGACCGACAGAAGTGACGCGGATCCATTCACCAGGCTGTCAGGCAGGTAAACGGTATCACCTACCATCAGATCGCCACGCAGGGGCGTTTTGAACGACACCCTGTTGATGCCTATCCAGGTCGGCTGCCCAATCAGCTCATCGGCGTTGATTGTCCTGGCGCCGCTGGCGGTCAGGTTATCGAAAAACCGGACCACCCCCTTCTGCATAACAAGACTGATGCCGCTGTAGTTTTCCTCACTGATAAGCCCGAGTGAGGCACTTTTCATCGCGACAGCCAGCTGTGACGGGCGGTTATAAACGCCTTTCCAGGCTTCCGGCAGCACGAGTTTGTCACTGATGCGTATATCCAGCGTTGCGTCCGGATAGGCCGCGCTGAGCGATCGGGTCAGAACGTCACTCAGCTTTTCACCCTTTTTTCCATCGAGCGTGATGTTAAGCGTCTTTCCGTTTTTGTCGGTCAGAAGCCCAGGATTGATGATGAGATTCAGCGACTGGTTGACGCCCTGCCAGTTACCGTAAGGATTGAAGACTTTTCCCTGCAGCAGGATCCCCTGCTGCTCCGGACGCTCCAGCGGCAGACCACCGGAAAAGCCCCCGTACAGCGTCACGTTCGCCCCGAAAAGGTTAACGCTCTGCGACAGCGCCGCCATGGGCAGCCCGTAAATGGCCAGCATGGTGCCGCCGGTGGCCACGTCCGGCGAGGTGATGTAGATATCAAAAATAATATTCAGCGCGCCCGCCGGGCTGTCCGTGCTGACGAAGGGGCCGACAGCATTACCGGCCGCATCCGCAATCGGCCTGCCCGCACTGTCCGTAATATCCAGCTCGTAATAGCGCATTCAGTCCGCCTCAAACTGCTGCGTGCTGTCCCGGAACACCAGTTTTCCGGGTGACAGGGACAGCGCCAGATTAATGTCGTAGTCGTCCGGAGAAGCCACCAGCGGCACATACGCAATCACGGCATTCTGGCCGTCTTTCAGCTGGAGATAATACCGCCGGGCGTAGTGGTTCCAGGGAACCGAACCAAATACCGGGCTGCCGCCAATGGTGGCCCTGAACGTAAACGGCTGGCCGGTCGGAGGCCTGAACGCGATGTAGGTCGTCAAAATCCGAACTCCTGTTGCAGCTGCTGCATCACGCCCGACCAGGACAAACCATCCGTTTTAGCTCCGGTACTGAATTTACTCATCAGATTACCCAGCGTGGCATCCAGCTGGGAGACAGTAAGCAGCGGCTGCTCAAACTCAAGCGACCAGGAATACTGCACCTGTTTGTTCTGGGGTGAAAAACCGGAGTTGTCGGCCATATTGCGCAGCAGACAGCCGGTGTAGATAAAGGATGGCGTAAGTACGGTATAGCTGCCGCCGCTCTGGTTGTGCCTGTCCAGCGCCAGCTTCAGTGCCATAAACGTCATGGTCTTATTCGCATAGCCGGATTTGGTCGATGCGGGGCGCAGCATCTGCATGATGATTTTATTGGGTTTCTGAACAACAGCGTTTGCCGCCGTAGCCTGGTTATAAAAAGGGAAACTCCCGATATCCTGCTGTATCAGCGTCGTGCCGGCTATCGGCATAAACCGCGTTGAGTTGTCGGCCAGCTCGCCGTGCAGGGCACCGTCAAGGATGCTCAGCCCTTCCGTGAAAACAGCAATGGGCAGTGTGCCACCGGGAATATCCGCCGCGATGCCATCGGTGAGCAGGATCGGGGACACCTCAAAGGCCAGGCGCCAGGCCTGCCCGAAAAAGTTGAGAGACATACTCCCTCCGTGTTAATGCGGAATGTACTGTGACTGCGCAGAGGCGCTGATATCAGAACCGGGACGCTGATTAACATCGAGTTGCACCACCACGCGCTGATCGCGATTGCCCTGCAGCTGCTGTTCAGCCGACCTCAGGCGGTCCATCAGTCCGGCGTGCTGATCTTCACCGCCGCGGATCTGCGGGAGAAGTTTTTCCAGATAGCGGATGGTTTCCAGCTTCACGTTCAGGTTACCGTCCTTGTTTACGGCAACGTTGCCGCCGTTGTACTGCGCCAGCGTTTCGGCGACGTCACCGTGATAGCGCCTGAGGTTGTCCTGAAAATAGCGTGAGGCTGCCTGGGTGGCCTTCTGCGGATCAAACCTGTCGCTGTCCGACAGGCCGTAGCGTGCGCCGGTATCTCGCGTGAACTGGAAAAGGCCGCCAGCACCTTTGCCGCTGATCGCCCGGATGTCCCAGCCCGATTCCGCACCGGCAACAGCAGACAGCATGCCGCCCGGCAGTCCGCTCCGGTAATTCTCATCAGCAACGTGGCTTTTGAGGACATTCAGCGCATGACGATCGTTAGGATTCACCTGGCGGGGTGTGTTCGCCGCGGCAGTCTCTGCGTCAGTCTTATTTTTCCGGGCGTTCGCGACCGCGCGATTGCGCATAGGTACCAGTGCAGAGTTATCAAAGATCACCCCGGCAGTGTGCCCGACAGCTTTTGTCAGGTCCCACGGGGTTGCATAGGTGCCCATAATGAGATTTCCCAGCGCCTGGCTGTTCGTCTCAGGACCGGCTGGCTGATCCGTCTTTTTCGCGTCGTCGTCTTTCCCCGTCAGCTTATCAAACCAGTGGATAGCATCCCTGACAGCGCTGGCGATATCCCTGATATCTTTCTCAAAATCAGAGAGGTCTTTCTGAAATTCCGGGCCTGAGAGCCAGGCACCCAGCCTTTCCAGACCGTCCGCTACCGTGTCGAAAACGGCTTTTCCGTTGCCCCCCTTAAGAAACCGCTCAATATCCGTGGTCAGCTCGTCAGCCAGATCGCCAATTGGTTTATTCAGTTTCGCGAGCACGGAAAGAAAAGTGTTACCGACGCGATCGGCATCATGCGACAGGCTGCCGCTCAGATCCTGAAAACTCCGCTGCGTGCCCGCGCCCATGTCCCTGTCGAGCTGCTGAGACTGCGCCCCGAACATGGCATTCAGGCGATTCATGTCCCCTGAGTTTGCCGCTATCTGGTTGGCGGTGTTGACGTCAATCATGCCGCTCAGCCCCATGCTCTGGAGCACGGCCTGAGAGACACCGGTTTTTTTATAGTCCTTCAGCAGTGACGCGGCCCGCGACAGAAACGCTGGCAGATTGGTACCTGCGCCCTCCTCAGGGTTAATCCCGAGAGAGAGCAGCCCGGCATAGGCCGGATCCTGCGGGTTATTCTGCGCGTTAGTCAGCCCCTGAATAATGCTGCCGGTGCCGGAAAAGCGGGTACCGTAAACATTCTGCGCGGCCTGCATCTGGCCGGTAGTCATGTTGTTGCCCTGCGCAGTGCGGTACTGTGCCGCAACATGGCGGGCCATCACGTCATAACCAAACAGCCCGCCGGTGCTGAGTAATCCCAGGCGGGCTGACCAGCGAACGGTCGAAGAGAACAGCCCCTTCAGCAGTTTCTGGGTTGTATCGAGGGTTTTATTGACTAACCCGAACGTTTTCAGCGTGCGCTGTGCGGACTTGTCCAGGCCACCCAGAAGTTTACCGATCTCACGTCCCCACGGCGTGGTGGTGCCACCCGGAGACACCGGTTTTTTATCCGGAACGGATGGCATGCCGCCCGGCGAGACAACCGGTTTGCCCCCCGGCCCGATCTGCAGGGCGGCCTGAAATTTCCGTACCACCTCCTCCATGCGCTTCAGCCGGGATTCGTCGATGCTGATATCGAGCACAGGACGCGTATTATCCGCCATTGAAAATCCCCCGTGGTTTGCATTTCAGCAGCTCGCGAAGCTGCGCGGCCGTGCGCAGCGCCAGCCCGCTCTGCCTGAATAACTCGCTGAACCCTATACCGCTAGCGTATCCAAGGAGGTCGCTGACGACGTGCTCTCCGTCCCGCCAGTACTCCCGCCGGGCTTCGATATCGGCAATGATGCTGTCCAGTCCGTAACATTCAGCGATGTAATCTGACTGTTCCACAGTCCAGCCACGCTCACCATCAGGACTTCCGCCTGATCCGGTTTGTTTATCGCTGAGACGCATGTAAAAAAAACCAGCTCACCGATAACGTCATCCAGATCGACGATCCCTTTTTCCAGTGCAACCTCCAGCGGCTGGTTATCCCAGCCCTTACCTTCAGCCGGATACACGAGGTTTGACAGGCGGATGATTTCGTTAACCAGCGTGTTACGCACCCCGCTTTCGCCTTCCCAGATGTTCATATCACCGGCGATCTTTTCCAGCAGCAGATACGCCACGCGCGGCCCGGCGACAACGCCCAGCCCTTCGCTGAAAATGGAGGCAAAAACTTTACTCAGGATGAAAAAATGCTGGCGGTAGACCTCCTTTGAAATCGGTGTGCTGTGCACCCAGCACATACCGCTTTCGGTCTCCACTTCCGCAATCAGGTTCATGTTTCGGGCTATTTTCATCACAGATCCCACATATCAGAGTTGGTGTAATAAATACCGGTCAGGGTGATCAGCAGTCCCGGACCGCCCCCCGCAAACGTCATGTCGCCGCAGGAAGAAATCGAGGTGTTGGACAGGTCGAAATCCCCGAAGGTGCTGCTGTCGGTGTACAGCCGGCAGTCGCCCAGCACGCCGTCTTTCTCATAACGCGCCTTGAACTGTGCGGCCAGTGCCTGACTGCGCACCAGATGGATTCGGGCCTGCGCCATCATGTAGGGCTGCGGCGACTGAACAACGCCGGTCATGGTTGGCAGGGGTTCTACGATGTTTCCCTGAAACGCAATCTCAATGCCCTCTTTCGCCAGGTAGGACGCCGACACGTTAAGCTCCGGCACGTCGCTGAATTTAATGCTGGCACGGACGCGATTGAGCATGCCCTGCTTAATTTTTGGATTTGTAGCCACGGATCATCCCTCAGGAAAGCTGCATGGTGACGTTGATGTTGAACACAATTTCGGTAAAACCGCGCATCGGCGTATAGGTGGCAGAGAAACCGGCGTAGCGACCCGCTTTATAATCTGTAGGGTTATCTGTCGTGTAGGTTTTAAAGCGGATGGCATTAACCACGGGTGCGCCGTTGACCAGGCCGTAGCTGACGCCGGTATTGAACACGCCCTGTGCGACCTGCTGCAGCCTGTCAATACCATCCTGGCTGTAGTACAGCGGGTTAATCGGATTATTGCTGCCGTTAATAATGGCGTTGGCCAGCATCAGATCGATGTTAATCTGCACCCAGTCGACGGAATACCAGTAGGTCATGTCGTTACCGTCGCAGGTGACGCCTTTTTTCAGGATCGCATTTGAAATCCCGCCCTCTGCACCGGTATCGACATAGTTGATACTGTTTTTTTCAAGCGTAGTGGTAACGGAAGACTTCGCCGCTGTGGCGGTCATGCCCTGCAGGAAGCGAAACGCCATTGGCGGCACCTTGTTCACCTCAGACGGGCTTGGCGACACAAAATTCCACATCACGGCCGCTGCGGTCAGCTCGTCCGGATAATTCTCGCCTGAGCAGGCCACAACCGACTTGATACCGCTGTACGGATTATCGGGACCGTCAGTGGTCACAAAGAAGTAGAGCATCGACTCATCCGACGTATGCAGCTTCGCCAGCGCGATAAAGTCTTTTACGCCATCCCAGCTGCCGGGCACCAGATAGGCGTACATCCGCATGGCCGGATCGTTAATCCAGGCCTTCAGCGCGGCAACTTCTTCTTCAGGCTTGTCATCAAAATAACCCAGCTCGATGAGATACAGCCCGTTGGTGCTGCCCTGCGCAAAATAGTCATCCGCTGCGGTAACCAGCTCACTGCTGCTGCCTATAGTGAACGTACCGGTTTCGGTGGGCTGCGCTTTGGGCGCGGTCTTAACTGACCAGGTCAGCGTGCGCCGGTCCTCCAGCGTGGCCTCGAACGTCCCGTTCCAGGATGAAGGTGAGCACCCCGACACCGTAATGCTGAATACGCTGCCCGTATCCCGATCCAGTTCAGTGTCTGCCGGCAGCGTCAGAATAATGTCAGCACCCGATGTGGTTGCCTCATAGTCGAGATTATCGATAGCAACAGCCAGCGCGTCGGTCATGTCCGATGCCTGCGTCAGCAGCACCGGCTTGTCTTTCTCCAGCGCGGTTGCGCCAAATGACAGCACGGCCGCCCGCTGCTGTAGTCCGGAAGGCGTGGCGCTGAGCGTCTGTGATACGTTTACCGTTACGATACGGGTACTCATTATTTAACCTCATAATTAACTATGGCTTTTTTGATCAGCTGATGTGACACATCCAGCGCGGTTGACTGGTAGTAATTGATGTCGAAATCGACAAACTTCTGACGGGCCAGAACGCCCAGCTCGACCTGGCTGCGCTTTCCGTCCATCACAACCGGTATGTTCGTTATGCCGAACGCCTCATCTTCAAGCGCGGTCTGCACCACGTAATCGACGAACTGCAGCGCCTGGCCGTTGGTCAGGCCAAAGAGCGTAAGCCGCACTTCATCCGACACATGCTGGCACCGGACGTCATAGTGCGGCGCACTCTGCAGCGGCGTCGTTGTGCGCACATCGGCCACGATGTAAGGCGGACGGAGGTTTGACGGTGAAAGAAAAGACGGATAGACCGTTGCGAACCGGTTCAGCGAAAGCCAGATGGGGATGCTGTTTGAGAGGATCTGCTCGTCGGAGATGTCCTCCGCTTTCTCGATGATCTGTGTCCGCATGGTAGGCAGAATGGCGGTACCGCGATAATGAAATATCCCCGCCTGCGTATAGCGGCTCTCCATGCGCGAAAAGGCAAACTGCACGCCGTCGTATTCACCAAAATAAACGGTGTCCGGATCGACAGTATTCAGGTTTTCGGCCTGCTCAAGCGGCGTAAAAATAACGTTATTGATGGCACCCGACGCGGCCTCAGACTGTTCCGCGACGACCTGTCTGTGCAAGCTGCCGGATATCTGTCTGGTGACCGGTAATCCTGTTTTTTTCTGCTCCTCCTCCGTCAGAATCGCCGCGTTAACCCAGTACACAAAACCGTCCAGCGGCAGTACTTTCCGGACGTAAAGCCGGAACGTGATTTGCTGACTGGATGAGATGGTTTCAACGGCGGACTGCAGGACGGAGGAGAGATGAGAACCGGTGTTTTCGGCTATTTCATCAAGTCTGGGCATCGTTTTCTATCCAGGCGGTAAAGGAAGATTTGAACAGGCCACCATCAATGAAGGAAGGGCGGCGCGGCCCCTGGTGTTGTTTCAGGCGCGTATTGATACCCAGCTCAGCGGCCAGAGTCGGTACACCATCAACGCTCAGCCCTGCCATTTCCTCCTGCTCAAGAAAAATATTGAACTGGCGAATGCTGTCGCCCAGCAGTACGGTTTCCCCCGCCGGTGCGCCATAGCGCAGATGGTTGATGATTTCGTTCGCGACCGCCGTGCCTGCTTCCTGAATGATGGCGTCCTGATGCTGCTTCCAGAAATGGGTGAACAGCCCGTACTCCTCCTCAAGAATATTCGCCACCTCAAAGGTGGTGGCGGAGGTATTACCGTAGTCATACTGCATATCAACCACGCCAAGACAGATTTTCATGGTGTGTACCCCCAGAGCGGCCCCAGTTCCATCAGTACGGCCAGCGCCGCCCGTCCATACGGGTCCTGCATCAGCATCAGGTCGGCCAGCGTCAGATTGCTCAGGGCATTGCTGACGGTGACAGAGCCTGATGTACCCTGATCAGCCGCAGAGGTGGTGATCCCCGCGATGTAATTTCCAATACCGAGTTTTTTACGCTGATCGGCAAAGTAAGTGGACGGTGGCGTGTCACCGGCATAATTCAGCAGCAGTGACGCGGCCAGGTTGTAAACCGTCGTCGCCCATACGACGGGCAGTCGCTCCAGTCCGGTATGCTGCGGCATCAGCTCCAGCGCAGAGCCGAAACAGCACGCCAGCGCCGGATCATCGTCAGCAATCGCTGACTCAGGAACGCCCATGCCCGCCCGGACGAACCGGAGAAATCCGGCCAGTGTCGGGCGTAGTCCCATTATTTTTTCACCTGGATTTTTTTATCGACTTTGGTCGCGTTGGGCTGGTCCTGATCGATAGCTTCGCCCTTGATTTCCATCTGGATACCGTCACCCAGCGGCTTTTCACCGCTCTGGATCACCGCCGTTTCGACAGCATTGTTCAGGGCTACCGCGCTGACTTCGAGGATCTGCTGCGACATGTCGTCGAGGTTTTCCGTTTTCTGTTCGGCATTCTGAATAATCTGGTTGCTGCTGAGCGGCTTTTCGAGCTCATAACAGATGCCGGAGAAGTTTTTATCTGTCTTATCGCGGTGCTGGAAACCGTAGGGTTCATGCTGGCTGATGATGTGATAAATCACGTCCTCCGGCTGGTCGATCATGTGCTGGCGGCCTGCCGGAATGGTGACGCCAAATGACTGTGTTTTTTCCGGTAGCTTATAGTTGAAGGTATGGGCCTGACGGGAGCAGTTGGCAATAAACAGTTTCATGAAAATACCTCATTAAAAAAGGGAGTCTGCGCTCCCTTCGTTATCGTTCAGCCCGGATCAGGCATATTTGGCGGAAAGCAGCGTCACGCCCTCGGCACGGAAGTTCCAGCCGGGGGTTGAGCGCATGGTGTAAAGCGTGGTGAGGCCACCATCCGGCATCGGGGACGGTACTTCAGTCGGCGCGGCAACGTCGCAGAACATCACGTTTACCGCCTGCTGATTCGGGGTCAGAGTGGCAAAGATGTTGGTGTTGATGTCGTGCCGGGCTTCCGGTACCGCGATTTCCGGGTTGGTGATAACGATGAGATCCGTACCGCCAGCCCCCTTACCGATAAGGGTGTCGTCCTGGCAGAAAACCACGTCATCACCCGAGGCACCTTTGGCAATATCTTTCACCATGGTGCCCACGGTGGCGGTACCGCCACCGGCACGCTGATAGCTGGTCAGCTGAACCACGCCCGTCCACTCCAGCGCCTTCATGAACCGCTGCGGACACAGAATAACGGTAGTCAGCGGCTGGCCCAGCAGCAGCATTCGCGTTTTCTGATCGGCAATCAGGCCCAGAACGAACTTCGCCATCTCGCCGGAATCCCAGGTGGTGTAGGCGTCATTCCCTTGGCTGTCTTTTCCCAGATTCAGGGTCGTGGCGTTGGGGGAGTTGGTTACGCCTTCATTATTTGATGCCTGCACGCCATACAACAGCATGCTGCGCATCTGTTGCGCGTGCCCCTGACGGTTAGCCAGGCGCAGACCTTCCACCAGCGAATAACCCCAGCGGCTGGCGGCGTCCGTATCGAGATAGCTGTACTGTGAACGGGTCGAGATACGGTACGTTTTCATCTGATCATAGCCGCCGGTGATGCTGGCAGATGGCAGCTGAGCGGGCAGTGACTGGCCAACGTGCGCCTGCGTCGTGGCACGCAGGTATTTCTGGTAAACCACCAGGTCGCCTGAACTGATTTTTACAGTGGGTGCGCCGCCGGCGAGAATTTCAAATGCGCCTGACGCCATGCTGTACTGCATGGCAATTTCGGGCAGCACCATGGAAGGTGAAACGGTAGTAATAGCGGGTGCAAAAGCGCTCATCGCTGACTCCTTAAATTAAAAACAGGCCGCATGACTTGTCGAATTCCCAGACAACGCTGCCGCTGTCCTCTTTTTTCACTGTCAGGTTGCCGCTGTTGGACACCATCAGCAGCTTAATGCTGACCGTGGGGTTGTCAGAGGTTGAGCTGGACAGGAGATCAATCATGTTGGTTTTGATGTTCCAGACGAACTCTTTGCCACCGTCAACAGCCGTATCACCGTCGGCCAGCGCGGCGACTTCGGCGCTGATCGGCAGCGGAATACGCGCCAGAGAACCGATGCGGAAGTAATGAACCGATCCGCCCGCCAGATAAAGCGGCACCGGGTTACCGGCAGTAGTGATGCCGTGATATGCCTGGTTGACCACGGAAAAGGCGTTACAGGCTTTGGCCGTTGCCTTTTTAAGCGTGGACCCGGCAACGCTGACGGCAGGATTTGAGATGCACTCAATCAGGCCGACGCCGCCCCAGACAGGCGAATCCAGTTTTTCATCCAGCACGCCAGAGCACAGCTGCAGGCGAACCGCCGGATCATCCCATGCGTCACCCTGCGTCATGCCACGGGATTCAACGTTGAACAGACCCGTGGTGGTGCCTTGGGTTTTGAACGGTTCGAAATTGATGGAATTAACGGCCATTGTTAAGGCTCCCCTGAGTATTGATTCTTTCCAGCACGCGGCCGGGCGTTTTGAACGTGCTCAGCCAGACATTCGGATCACCAAAATATTCGGTGATACGACGTCCGGCTTCATCACTGCGTACACGCTTGTGCAGCTGGCCCTGCGTATTATTGACTTCATTATCGATGGCCTTACGCGCTTCGCTGTAGATAGCCTCTTCAAGCACGGAAAGCGTGGCTGAGTCAGCGATCGCACGGATATTAACGTCAGCGTGTTTTGGTGAGTGCTTTTGCATGGCCACCAGCGCACGCTTACGGAAATCCAGCGCCTTTTCGCCAGAGAACGGCTCCGGTGCACGCTTGCCCACGGCGGAATAAGCTGCATCCGCCCGGGACTGCGCCTCACCCATCGCCTGGTCATTGCGCTCTTTATCTTCCGCAGCCGCCGCTTCATCAGCTTTACGCTGTTCCTCTTCAGCAGCATCCGCTTTGGCTTTATCCTCAGCCTTTTTCTGCGCTTCAGCTTCATCGGCCTTACGCTGCTCTTCTTCTGCAGCATCCGCCTTGGCCTTTTCCGCCTCATCGGCTTTTTCCTTAGCCTCTTTTTTCTCTGCTTCTTCAGCATCAGCACGGGCTTTAATTCCGTTCTCCAGCGAATCCATGCGTGCCGTCAGGGTCTGAACCCCCTGATTAATGCCACCCAGCGCATCGCCAATGGCTTTGGCGAGCAGGCTTTCGAGCTGTTTCTCATCCATATCTAAGTCACCTGTTTTATTTGAAACTTCAATCCCGGCGGGGATTCTGTCTTTGTCCCACACACCCAGCGAACCGCGCGCCTCTGTTACCAGGGCGATGTGGTCGATCAGGAAGGGCACGCCCTCTATCAGAAAATTGGTGTCGCCCTCCTGTACCTCTACACTGCCGGATGCGTTGTTGAACACGACTGACGGGCTTGTGGAAACCTTCTCCGTGACAATCTGATCAACAATGTCCCGGATATAGACCCGGCACACCGCCCAGATCTCATCGCCCCGGATATAAGGCAGCATCACTGAACCGACGATGCGCTCAATAAAGTCATCTTCGGTCAGTGTTGCTCTATCAGGGTGATTGGCGATAACCGGCAGGCCGTTACAGCGCTGCAGGAATTCATCGTTGAGATAAATTTTCGGATCCCGCCACACGTGTTCTTTGAGGCCGGTCCGGTAAGCCAGGCCGGTGCCGGTGATGCGCAGGTTTACCAGCCACATATTGGAAAATTTAACCGGCGATGGCGTGGTGCCGTCCCGTATCCGCTGTGCCAGCTCAAGCTCTGTTAAATTCACGTTTTCCCTTCTCCGTTAAAAACTCATCCGGCAGCTGCTGTGGCGCGTAAACCGGCATCACCTGGCAGCTGCAAAAAACCTCCTCGCCCGCGGCGGTAATTTCGTCGTAAAAACCGTGGACAGGCTTTATCAGCCCCTGCTCCAGGGCCCAGGAATCCCTGACCAGATAAGTCAGCTCATCGCGTTCTTTGTGGTCCTTACGGTACTGATAACCCGGTCGACGCCAGTTTGAATGCCAGCGAAACGCGATGGCGCCGCCCTGTATGGCGACCAGGTATTTCACGTTGCTGGCCAGCTTGTGGCCCTGATCAATCGCCACCCGACGGCTGATGAAATCGAGGTCACTGACCGACTTCTGCATTTCAGCTTTACGGGCGCGTTTGTCAGTCTCACTCACCCCGTCTGGCGGGATGGATGACACCCAGCCCTGAAAGCGCTGCACCGTGCGCTCAATGGCCTGTTCCCGGTTCAGCTTTATCAGGTTCGCACTGGCGAATATGCGCCGGTCCAGCTCCTTACGAAGCCCTGGCCTGATTTTATCGAGGGTTATTTTCGTGGGGCCGTCTGGCGGCTGGTCCCGTAGTGCGCCACCGTCAAGAACGAGGCGGCGATAGATGGCGGTGAGGTGTTTTCGGGCTACGGTATCATCTGGCGCTTCCCGCTGCGCTGCTACGCGCAGGCGACGGCTCCAGCTCAGTAGTGACTTTTCACTGTCCCAGCCCGACTCAACATAGTGGTTGATCGCAGCGGTCAGAACCTCATACAGGCTCTGCGGCTTCCTCTTTTTCACCGCCCGGCTGGATGACTTCATTCTGTCGCTCCGGTGGCGTTGGTGGCGTGTAGTTAGCGAGCGAATCCACGTTGATGATGAGTGGCATATCGCCGTAGGTCTGCGTACTGCTGACAATGGAGGCCAGCCATTCAGCCAGCACCGCTCTGTTTTCCGGGTCCAGCGTCGGTGACATGCCCGAATAGAGTGCTGTGGCCTGCTGGATCACCTTACTGTCGGACTCCCGCCGTTTATCCGGCGACTCCTCCACCAGCTCCTGCCACTTCGCGCTGAATTCACGCCGCCACTGGTAAAAGGTGGTTTTATAGTCCTCGGTGATGATGTCCGGATAGTCGCCCTTCAGTGCGTTGAAAAAATCCTCGTTCCAGGCGATGTACTGGACCAGCTTTTCGAAATAGTCCATCACCGGCTCAATCTGCTGGCGCACCCCATCAATGTACTGGCTGATTGCCTTTGAATCTTCCGCGCCGTCGCTCCAGCCTTTAGAGAACGCCTCCTCTTTAATGAGGATGGCCGGAACGTCGCTGCCGGAAGCAATATCCGAGATGATGTTGTCCCGCGCAGCATTCAGCGCCCCATCGATGTTTTGCAGGTTCAGCGACTCGATGCTGTCCTTTTCGCCGATGCTGATCACCCCACCGGTGCGGGCGATTTTGACCATCGCCCGTTTTGCGGATGACGCCATTTGTTTGATCCCATTCATGAGGGAACCATTCTGAACCGTCTTTGCCACCAGCACGCCTGCCTTCTGGCTGACCAGGTCGTTGGCCTCCATTGTCCCGATATAGGATTTCATGGGGTACAGGACGCGCTGGAATACGCTTCTGCCGGTAAAACCAAACGTCGAGTTCTGAAATTTCAGGTAGATGGGTGTGCCGTGAAATATTTTCAGCGTCCGAGAGGGGTGCCAGCTTTTGCCCGAAATTTTGAGCGTATTGTTAGGTTTCTGAAAATAGCGGCTGTTGGGATTCTGGTCAGTCACCATCGAACCCGCCGTATTAAGCGGATCCCAGACGTTGATATAAACGTCCTCCTCCTGCAGGCCAAACTGCGTCAGCGGCTGGCTGCAGGGATGATTGCCTGTACCGACGCCAATGGCCGCCGCCCCGTAACAGCGCGATATAAAGAAGAAGTTTTTAATGTGCTCGTTAATGTTCATCCTTTCCCACGTTTCACTGAACTGTCTGACGACACGCTCATCGGGATCGGTTTCAACGTTATACTGGCGGGGTTTGCACATCGCCATGTTGATGGGCTTCTCCACCAGCTTCCCGCCGAGCGGGTGAAATTGCCAGAGTAACTTGCACAGGTCATAACCCGCATCGTCTCCGGGCTTAATTTCATCACCCTGGAGAATTTCGGCCAGCCCGGCCCCCATATTGCTGTTGAGCTGAATTTCTGCCATTACAGAAGTCCCTGTTTACAGTGCCTCGTAGTTCCCGAACGCGATGATCAGGCCGTACGTGTAGCAGTCGAAAAGATCATCAGCGCGTTTATGCGCTTTCGGGTCGGCCAGATGGAAACCGGCAATCTGGCGCCAGAGGTGGTTAGCGGTCTTTTTCTTGAACTCGACCGTTTTATCGAAAGCGGGTCTGGCAATTTTCGCCTTTTCCTGCCAGTGGTGACCGGACGCCAGAACTGCCCTTTCGTCTTTCCCCTTGGACGTCAATACCGATTTAATGGGCTTCATATCCCATTCTTCGGTTTCGGCTTTCTGATTAAGGATGGCGCCCATTGCAGCATCCTCCATGAAAACACCCTGGCTCCCATGACGGGGGCGGCAAATCTTCGCCAGCCGTTCGAGGTTGTCGTAAACACCCGGCATGTATTCCGGGAGCAAAGACGCTTTAATCTGCGTCACATCCCAGTCAATGATGGTCAGCCGCGGCTCTGAGTAGGTTTCTTCATAAGCGAAGTAAACGAACCCGGTACCGTCGTTTTCGGTACCGCCTTTCAGCGCAGTATCGGCCACAGCGAAAATCATGTCGCAGGTGGTAGGCATCTCAACAGGCAGGCCATCCACCAGCAGCTTATTAACGTCCAGCAACGCCTCTTTCGACCAATCAATAAATTTGGCCAGAAACTCCTGTTGCCATACGCGGGGATCTGTCGTTCTCTCTATCTCCGCCAGTTCATCTGCAGGAAGATGGGGATTTGATGAAGATGGCGCGTGATGTTCATGAAATCCGTGTGCCGGGTCATTACAAATGGCGTAGAAAAAGTTCTGATCGTTAATGCCGTCAGGAGTGGAAAATACCCAGGCGCGGCCACGATAATCCACCAGCGTTGGCTTGATAGCGCGGGGCCAGATTTCTTCCAGCATTTCCGGTGATTTGGTAAATGCTGCTTCGTCGATCAGCACGCAATGGTATTTACGTCCACGCCCCGCCAGTTTGTTATCGTCTGTAACCCAGAAGTCTATCTTGCCGCCATTCTTCAGCAGGATTCGCTTTTCACTGCGTGACTGCGTTTTAATCAGCGGCTTAAGGTATTCAACCAGTTCATCAAAGATTTCCTGATATTGCCGATATTGCGCGGTAAAGATCCCCACGCGCCCGGCTATCGACCTCTTTGTTCCCGGTATGACGAATTTATTGGTGACATAGCTCACGGCTATATCCACCAGCATCACGGTTTTGCCCCAGCGACGTCCGCAGCGAATAGCGTTGTACCGGTGCTCAGAACCTTCCGTCCAGACACGAAGTTGCTCGGAATGTAATTCCGGTAAGAAAATTTCCGCCACGATACACCCTGATTATTCAGCGCCTGGTGGCTTCAGCGAATTGTGAATAATGATCTGCTCGTTACCGTTCGCCCCATTGCGGAGGTTTTCGATTTCGGCTTTGATTTTTTCGTTGCTCAGGCGGACACGTTCGATTTCAAGCAACCGAAGTTCTCTTTCCTGCTCGCTGGAGGCCAGATTGTGGAAAGCTGCGAGGTTTTTCAGGGCAGCATCCTGATCACGCGTTATCACCTCAATACCGAATTTGGTCTGCTTCACCCCGGCAATCAGACGTCGCGCCGGACCGATAACGTCCCTGGTATCCATCAGATGAACATCAGGAATGCCCTCACCGGCACATTTAGGGCAGTCAGGGTTCGGATCGTCATTCTGAACAAACCCCAATCCCCCGTATTCAGGCTGCGGCTTACTCTCCTTCGACGCTTTCTCGGCCGCTTTATCGAACTCCTCAATGTCCCGCCACTGATAGAGGAAGTTTTCACCCCAGCAGTGACGGCAACAGACACGACGCAGCTGAGATATTTCACCCGGGTCTGCGATTGCTATTTCATGCCAGTGCCTGAGGATTTCCTGAGCGCTTAATATCGCCTGCTCACTCAGCTGTCCAATGCCCTGGTTAATAGCACGCGCAACAGCGGGCTTTCGATAGAGCATCCTTGCGGCTCGATTTCCGCCTGTATATCCCGCTTCACGGTAAGCTGTATATTTGTCACGGCATTCGAGATATCGGGCGACAAACACCTGCTCACTCTCAGAGAGATCTGCGCAAAAACCGGAAGTTTTTGGATCCCGCTTTGCGCAATTTTTTACTGCCTTCGCCTTTCCCTTTCCCTTTCCCTTTCCCTGTGCTGCCGGGGCTTTATCAGGATTTTGCGCAACTATCTGCGCAGTTTTTTTTTGCGCATTTTGCGCAGATGGCTTTTTTATGTAGCGACGCGCTGATGCATAATTCAGCCCCTGCGCCTCACACCAGTCTTTCGGGGAGATACCGGTTTTTGCATGTGCGGACAGGAACCGTTGCTGAAGTTCGCCCCAGTCCGGCTTTGCCATACAGAACAATCCTCTGGTTCGGAAAATATGCTGCCGGGGATAATGGATACCGATACCAGCTGAAACAGAATATCTGACCTGTTCAGGTGGCTGGCCAGCAGCACATTACAGAATTTTATAAATTGCCGGTCTTTCCCGGCCGTCCGTCTGAACCCGACACCCTTTTTACTCGCGGAGCATAGGCGGTTGCCGTCACAGACTGCGGATGTTATTTGCCCCACCGCCCGCCGGGGTTGTCGTAATCTTCATCGGGCGCACTGCATGAATGCGCCCTGTGCTGATTACTCAGCGGTTTCTTCACCGCCATGCTTGTACTGCAGGTTGTCGGCGTAGGCCTGAAACCTCAGCGGTAAAGTCTGCCTTCGCGTCAGCGGCTACCTGCTCCGCAAGCGCTTTAGCCACCACGCCTGACTCGTCGCTGAACGCGGCGGCCACCTTATCGAAGTTGTCACCCAGTGACGCTTTTACCGAGTCTTCGTCGACCAGGGTGAGGTGACTGACGAACTCGGTTACCGCACCGGTGATTTCATCATCAGATGGCGCAGTGTAGGTCTGCTCGACGATCGCACTGATAACGGCGGCGCTGCGAAGGGTGACGAGGGCTTTTTTCTGGATGTTGCTTGCCTGAATAGACATGATCTTATCCTTATGGAATAGAGAGATTAGGCGTTTCAGCCAGTGAATGAGGCGCATTGTTGACCCCGCACTGAGGGCACAAAAAAGCCCCACATAAGTGAGGCTCTGTTATTTAAGGCATTCGGTCTGCACGTACTCCTGCAGATACTTCAGCTTTTCCCGATCGCGGATGATGCCGGCGCGGATGTCGAGAACGTTTCGTCGAGAATCTCCAGCGAGTTCGACGGCGGTTCCATCGCCCAGGCGGCCGGTTGCTGACGCTGAGCCGGTACCGGGCACGGGGCATTTTGCGTGGACGTACATGCGGCGAGTACCAGCGGCAAGCTGGCGGCGAAGAGCATCATTCTGAGATTCGGCAGCACTGAGCGCCTCCGTGTGGGTTTTGTCGAGCGCGGCCAGACGCTGCTGGCGCTGGTTAATATCGGTGATGGTGGCGGCCTGCTGTCTGGCTAATTTCTGCGACTGCTGTGCAGTGGTGCGCCATGCTATCGCTTTATCGTGGTAATGATCGGCAGCCCAGCCAAGCGCAGCAATTACAGCAAGAACACCACTGGCCAGGCAGAATTTAATACCCATTCACGCAGCCTCAATCACGAGTCAGCCAGGTTAAGTGCTCTGACAAATTCGTCATAGGCGTATGGCTGACTGCCGTTCTCATGATTAATGATGGCCTGCAGAAGCGGAAACAGCTTGCGGCTGTCGCTGAGATCAATCGGTTTATCAGCATCAATACCCGTAGCCTGAGAAACGCTGTTGATATAAGCCTGCGTGTCGTTTTCGTTTGGCGGCGCCCAGCGCTGGATAATTTCGGTGATGGTCTTTAAACCATATTTGCGCTGATAATTACGCAGAATAACGATCATCGCCCGGATGCCGTATTCAGGTTTGATGAACTGGCAGAATGATTTATCTGTCCGCTGTGCCTGAGGTACTAACCCCTGCCAGTCGTCACCCCAGCGAATATTGCCGGGGTTGTTATTGCGGATCCCTCGAGTTTTATCACTGCCCTGCATTCTGTTTTCCTCTCATTAAATGGCCGACATTGCCCCGCGCGCGGCAGACCGCCACGCACAGCAGGAGGTTTATCAGCACCTCCGTCCAGTCGGTGTAAACGTATTCGCCGGTCAGCACCCGGATGGTGACCGAAGCAGCAGATACCGTCAGCAGCCAGGCCAGCCAGCCCATCAGGCGGTTATGCGGTGATTTACCCCGCCGGAAGGTCAGCAGCCGCATGGCCGTGATGGCACAGATGATGGCGTTGGCATTCAGCAGCAGTGTTTCGTAATGCATCAGCCACCCCCGCGAAATCTGGACAACATCGACGGCCCGTCTTTGCTGCTGAGCGCCATCAGGATGCGGACCACTGCCGCTGATGCCACCAGCGCACCGATGGGCATATCAACAGCTGTGTTATGCGGTGTTACCGCCTCAATCAGGCTGGCGGTAAAGGGTGCGGCCACCAGCCCCACGGCGAATGACAGTGCCCCGAGGAACAGCCGCCACCAGATGCGGAAATCGCTGGCCGACGCCACAAAAATAGCCGCACCGGCGAACGCACCGATGACGGTCGGGCCGTCCAGCGGACCGAATAAACTCACGAGGGTGACGCCGGTTACTGCTGCCGTGGCAACACCGGTGCCGGTAACAGGCTCGGTCACATTGATTACTCCGGAAATGAAAAAGCCACGGGCCAGCCGTGCGCAGGGTGCGGGATAAGATGCTGGTCGTGGCTTTGGTTATGAGTGCCAGATAGCGTCTGGCTGCGCATTCCCTAATCTGCTATCGTGTAATCGCTCAAAACCACATGATAACTGAGGGAATTATTTATGCGTAAGGTTAGCTTTAAATGCCCTGGCTGCGGACATGACCTCGTCGTAAGCAGTGGCGTCGAAATCAAAAATACAGACGACATTGAGGGAACCACCTGCACCAACTGTAAGCGAGTGATTCAAAAAGATGACATTGTTAAGCAAGCCAGGGAGCACGCCGAAAAACTCGTCAGAGAAATGCTTGGGAAGCACTTAAAGTAAGCAATTTAACTTTTCTTCAATCAGGCAGATATCCGCTGAAACAGATGCCACCCTTTCTTTTTTGATAACCATTCAGAACCCCAGTAATGAAAAAGCCCCTGCATTTCTGCAAGGGCTTAAATGCGGCACCCACCGCTCCGCGTAAGACATCTCCGCTGGTGGGTAAGCACTTTCGTCTTTTTCTCAGGCAGCGATATAACCATTAACTTCAGTAAAAACTGGTACTACATTTACGGTTTGAAAATCTTGAATCAGAACAATAAATCATCTTATAAATTCTTATTTCAGGTCCTGAAATAATTAATTTTATACCCCAAAAGGAGTATCTTTTTTAACGGATTTCCCTGGTGTTAGCCTTATTGGCTACCCCGCCTCAGTCGCCAACGACTACTGAGGCGGGGATTTTTTTGACTCAGAAATACTAGCATCGACAGCCCACGCTCTAACAATCGTTTATACAGATCGTTTCTGCATGATTGATCGTCTAAAACGATCAAACGATGACCAGCTTACCTGCCTGATATTTCCTGCGGAAAGACATAAAAAAGGCCCACCGAAGTGAGCCTTAAATTCTCTGAAATTTTTACCGGGTGGACCGCCGTCAAGGATTTTAACCCCGTCCTCTGGTCGAAAGAACCAGCGCTCTGTCCATTAAGCTAACGGCGGATTTCGTCTTATTTTAGCAGCAAAACAGCGCTGCGGTGCCGGGTGCCTCCCGGTGAGTGAGATAATCTGCAACCTCACTCGCTGTCGAAAGTATATTTCCTCTCAGATTAAGCCCCGCCGCACAGGGGGATTCACCGCAGCAGCAAAATATTACCGCCGTACCGCTCAACTTATCGTCAACGTTTATACAGAGTATGCTGAGTATGATTCAGGCTGGTGTCGGGTGAATGCTCAATCCGTTCTGACGAAGCCGGGAAGGCTTCACATATCTCGTCAGCAACCGACAGGACTGTCTCAATCATCGATGAACTGATTTTTACGTTGGGGTGCTGCCTGATGATCTCTACAAAGACGGCGCCTGTGAGCAAACCTTTATCGAACTCCAGAGTCATACACATTTTCCCGTTACGCGAAGGAATAATGGGTATAGCACATTATGAACAAAAACATGGGAATGCAAACATCCATTAACAATTGGCCCGGCGCATTCACCACAATGGCAAGACCACCCGTACATTTAAGCCAGATGCCTCAGGGTGGTGATCTTGCCATTGCGTAGAAACGAAAAACCCGCGCGATGGCGGATTCTTAATGTCTTGTCTGTCGCCTCGCAGTACATCTTTGCGAAGCATATGTGAATTGGACAGGTTTTTACGCAAAAACGCAATATTTTTTTGCCTAAGCTTAAAAATAAGCAGGCTCAGCTGGCGAATCTTTTCAGATTCCGGCCAAATGCTTCGCACATCGGGTCATATAAGATTGCTTCTGCAAGGTTCAGCCAGACATCAACGCGGCTTTCGCAGGTTCTCAGGCACCATTCCGGATGCACATCATTTAGCTTCTCCGCCATTTTGCGCTTACTCATCCCCCGGCCTTTATATCGCTGGTGCAGAATATTAATCAGCCCTGGATGATCAAACAGTGTTTCGCCTACAACTTTGTCGATCAGTAGCGCTTCGCTGTCCGTGCAGAATGCAAGGTTGCTTTTCTGCTGTGCGGTCATCATTTCTCTGAAGAACTCCTCAAGCTCAGCCTGTTTGACTCCAGACTTTTTCAACCTGCGCATCGCTTCTTTAATCGCTGTTTTAGTGATTTTTTTGCTGGCCAGCAGCTGGTTGAACATATTGCCGCACGCACCGCCGCCAATGTGAGACCAGCGTCCCCACATTCTGAGTTTTCCCTGTATCCAGATGCTTTCTAAGGTGCGGAGCCGAATTTCTTTACCGTCTGCTTTGCCGGTGGTTGATGGGTAAATCATGCGTTGTCTCCGCTGAGTAAATTCCCAACCTGCGCCAGCAGGCCTTCTTCGGTACCGTAAATCTCCTCCCACATCTTCTGCCCGGCATGAATGGCCACGCCGTATCCGCCGGTTCGGTGATGGGGAGGACAAAGAGGAATTGTTCGATAGTGGCTGGCTCGCTGCCCCGTTCCGCAGCCTGCACGAAGGTGATGGATTTCGGCTGGACTAAATACGCCGAACTGCTGCCGGCAGACGATGCACCCGAAGTCGGCGACGCGCTGCAGGTGATTGCGCTCTTCTTTGGTCACAGATCGAGACATTGCTGACCTCCGCCAGTAACAAGCCGATCCCATTTTTGAAAGTCAGTCGGGTTGCTAACCCAGTGCGCCGCGCGGATAGTGGCGGCCTGTTCCGGAGAATGGATGATCCGCCGGTTATGCTCAGGCAGATTCGCCACGCAGGCCGGGCAGTAATCCACGGTTTCAACGATGCAGCCACCGCGACGCCGGCAGATGTGCATCGTGCTTTTGAGAGTGGCACACTGACGGCACATCGGCGCATCGCAGATGTAGGGTTCGAACGGTGATATGAATTCCGGCTGATGCTGGCTCGGCGGGTAGCCCAGATGGCCATCGCAGAGCAGCGTTGCCGGTGCGCCGCAGAAAATGCAGGAGTGTTTCTTCACGCTGCATACTCCCATAGCTGAGCCGCAGCGTTTTCTGCCTCCTGAGGCGAACTGAATGGGCGATTTAGGATGTGCAGCCAGAGCACATTAAGGACGGCTTTATAAACCTTGCGGAATTCGTCTTCTGACATGCTGGCGAATGAAATGGATCGCGCTTCGCGGCGAACTGTGCCGTCTGGCAGAATGAATTCATCAAAGAATCCTGCCGTCATTACAGCCCATCTGCGGTACGCCTCAAAGGATTTAACCAGCACCACACCTTCAGCGCGCTGCTGCCCTGCGCGCGCAAGCCACACATCCAGCGTTTCATAAAGAATATTCTGTTGGCCGGTCATCGATATCAGGTAATCAACGTAGCCGCGCAGCAGCTGCTTTTCTGGCTCGGTTACAGCACCGGCTGTCGGCGTCCAGTAGTGAAAACCCAGGTTGAGCAGGGAGAAGAAGAGTTTATGGAAGCGGTAATTCCGCGCCTGCCTGACATCGCAGTTCAGCAGGACGCCAGGTTTCAGACGACGCACGAATTCGCTGGCCTCGGGCGTTGCCGGGGTCAGGGTATTTAATGCAGATTTTATCAGGTGTATCTGTGCCATCAGGTCTCTCGCTTCTGATGCACAGCAATGGTTGTCAGTTGTTCAGGCTGACGAAGGTATTATATCACACGGACGGGAAATATTGAGGATTGGGTGCATTGAGGCCAGCCGCAACAACGTAAAGAGTTGGCGGGGATCGCTCCCCGCCGGTTGCTCTTACTTAGATTCGTAATCCATGAATACAGCAACCTCCGTGTGCCCGGTTCGGATTCGGACCTCACAGAGGTCTTTTCTCGTTACCAGTAAGACGGCCAGTGCCGCCCCGATGACGATGGTGGCGATCAGGATCGCCGTTTGCTGCTTCATGGTTGCTTCTCCTTGCCTTTCGGCGCGTAAGAGGCTACCTTTATGTTGTCTAGGCATAAAGATTGAGCCTCGGGTTGATTGATAAAAAAATCACTCGGGGCTTTCTTCTTTCTGCCGTCGGCTAATGCTTAAGGCAGAAAGCCTCAAGCACCCGCAGCCAGTATATCTCATCTCAAAACAGATGGCACCGGGTTATGACTCTCCGCCCAGCGCCTCAAAGATTTCCTCTGCCAGCTCTTCACCATCTGCATAATCGACATGACAGTGGGCGATAAACAGATCCCAGTTCTCTTCCAGGAACTGGCGCACCGTCAGCGCCTGAAAATCATCAAGTTCGGACATAGGCTCCCCTCAGTTTTTAATATGACGCATCATAAAAAATGCGAAGACTACAACTGCTACCAGAAAAGATAAAATGACGATCCCATGTATCATACCGATACCTCCACGTACTGTGTGATAGGGTCAGATTGCGATTATTCAATACTGAAGTGTTAAGCCCGTGGGTATCCCGCCGTCTTCAGTAACGCCCAGCGCAAAGAGACCGCCGGTCTGTAACTGTCCATCAGCATAAAGAACATTTTCACGCTCATATCTTCATGGGTGCGGGCCAGCTCAGGGCAGACTTTCTGATTCCAGAACTCCATAGCCTTGTCCAGCCGGGTGGCCGCATCATTGGCAAGCTGAGCTAAATCCAGGGAATCGACGAGGGGGAGCAGTGCGGAATTTCTGGGTGCGGGTAAATTTTCAGGATTATTTATTTTTTTACTGAAATAACAATCCTCCAGCTTTTCGAACACTTCCCACGCCTGATCGGTTTCCAGCATTTTGGCATGACGGGCTGCACCGCGTTCTGTCCAGAGTATGAGGGAGCGGGTTTTGGGGGAAACTGGATTTTGTGAAACTCTTAAAGAGTTTTTCAAATTCTCCAATGTATCTCCTTTTGCTGTGAAGTAATGCTTACCTTCAACGAAGCGATCCTTGTTACGGTTGAAATTATTCGTCACGCGCTGGCGTTCGGTGCCGTAGAGCTGCGCCAGTAGTTCTGTTGTAATAACCGGGATCTGGTTGTGGAGGATTGGGGAAAGCGTTTCTGCTGGTATCGCTGTCATGGGATTTACCTTTTCAGTTAGGTTAATCACCACCGTCAGGTTCCAATCATCTGGTGGTGAGACGTACAGGGTTGGAACTACCGGCTGAAAAGGACCCGGCGAACCTTTCGGTTCCCCCGCACGCCCCACCATTGAGATGTGACTGTGCTTTGCGCATAAAAAAACCACGGCTGGCGTGGTATGCGCCTTCTCAGATATCCGGGAGACCAATCCCGACAGCCGATTTTGCGGCTACACGGCGACTATAGCCCCGGATATCTGTTGTCGTCAAGCAGCGGCGACTGTGCTATTTTTGAGTAGTATTCAATCCTACTGAGTGAGATTACTATGCGCTCTACACAGCAGTTCAGCATCACCCTGACTAACGAGATGGCCGAAATGATTCGCGTGCGCGTGGCTTCCGGTGACTACGCCTCAGAAAGCGAAGTCATCCGCGAAGGCCTTCGTGCGCTCTCCGATCGCGATAAGGCGATCGAGTCCTGGCTGGTTAACACCGCAGCTCCAGCACTGGACGGGCTTCGCAAAAATCCAGCTTCCGGACGTTCCACCGAACAGGTCCGCGCGGCCATCAGGAAAGACAAATAATCCGACATGGCTTACACGATCATTTTTTCTCCGGAAGCCGAACAGCAGATTGCTGATCTCCATGATTACATTTCGCTCCATGGTGGTCGGGCGATTGCCAGCCGGTTTATTAATGAACTGCTGGACTACCTCAACGGTTTCACAATTTTTCCCGAAAGGGGAAATCGCCGCGATGATATCCGTCCGGGGCTTCGGGTAACCAACTTTCGCCACCGGACGGTTATCGCTTTTGCCGTTGATGATGAGCAGATTCTTATTGCGGGCATCTATCACGGCGGGCGGGCCTACGATTAGGCCTGCACCATGAAATACAAGAGATCGCACATGCCATGCCATGCCAGTGATTCATTCACTACCACCTGGCAGCCGCCCCCAATCCAGACATAATAACAACAAACAGAAGCATCAGGCGTAGGGCTGCCCCGTCTAACCGCGGAATAAAGTTCAATGCTGGTTGCCATGACCACGTCAGAAAAACAGCCACACCCGCCATAATCAGTAATACTGCAACCGCAACCGCTACAAGCGAGGCGGCCCATTTCAGCCAGGCCCTGAAAAACTTCGCCATGCTCACACTCCTTCCCTGAAACATGCCATGCCGCCCTTCACCCGGTCTACCTGCCGGACGAGATTTTCAACCTGCGCCAGCGTGCGTTTTTTATTCTTCATGGCGCGATTAAACTCCCGCTCTTCCTGCTGCAATGCTCTGCGCTGCTGACGCACCCATGCCCGGGTCGGGAACGCCTGAAAATCCTCCGGTGCTGACCAGACAACCTTCAGTGGTGCTGGTGCTGGTGCTGGTGCTGGTGCTGGTGCTGGTGCTGGTTCAGAGGCTGCCACCTCTTCCCGCACTGATACAACCGCACCTGGTAAGATTTCAGGCTTAACTGGTAAATTTTCCGGCTTAACTGGTAAATTTTCCTGCCGGACTGGTAAAACTGGTAAGGATTGCGGCGCATCTGGTAATGATCCCGGCTCCGCTGGCAGGCGCCAGTGCGCCCCTTCCCTGTTTACAGCGCCCTCCTCCTGCAATTCATGCAGCATCTTCAGGGCATCGGCAGCATCAATTTTCACAATGGCCGCCAGCTCACGCACTGTGGCTTTGCCGGTTCTTGCCAGAATATCGGTCAGTTTTTCCATGAGCATTTCCTCTAGATCAATGTGCCCGTACTGCACGCAGCAGACGGTCGAATTCGTTAAGTCTGTTGATGTACGCCAGTTCGGTCTCGCAGAAGCGGACCGGCATGCGTGATTTACCCCCGCCGCTGCGGCCGGTTACCGCCGCCGAACGCTCATAAAATCTCTCGCTGACGCTGCGCAGATGATAGGTACGATGCTTTCCACGCAGTGACGTTTCCATGCGGCAGTTTGGTGAGTCCTTCAGGGTCTTGAGTGCAACCCACAGACTTTCAGTGTCATAGTCTGGATACATCTCGCGCAGCAGCGCGTGCATGTCCGGCACCGTCAGCGCTTTACCCAGCATGAGTTTTGCCAGCTCCGCGCCGGTGATTTTCGTTAGTTTTCCCACTGCAAATTCTCCACCGTTGTTCAGAATTTATTGCCGTTGAGGCTGGTCCGTACCTGGGATCTGAAGCTCCCCCAGGTGAAATTTACCCAGATGCTGTCGTTCATTTTCAGCCTGTCCATTACCCGTTCGCCCAGCAGCTGCGCCAGCGACGCATGATTCAGGTTCGTCAGTATCCCGACCGGGCGCAGCGACGACGTACGCCTATCGATAATCTGGTTCAGGATGATGCGTTCGTTCTGCGTATCGCGCTGTACGCCAACCTCATCGATGATGAGCAGGTCAACGTCGCACAGGCCGTCGAGAAACGTCGCCTCGGACATGCTGCCGTCATAGCATGCCCTGAGCTGGGTCATCAGGTCTGCCACAGTCACAATCAGGACCGTTTTGCCCGCGGCAATGAGCTGGTTACCGATCGCTGCAGCGAGGTGGTTTTTCCCGGTACCGGGTGTGCCACTGAACACGAATCCACCGGCGCTGGTGCCGGAGTTGGCCAGCCAGGATTTTGCCTCGCTGTAGGCTTTTTGCTGCGCTTCGCAGGTAATTTGGTAATTCGAGAATGTGCAGCGCTGGTGCAGCTGCCGGATACCTGAGCGTCCCAGCAGCTTCGACGAACGCGCCTGGCGGTTCTGTGCCTCAAGCGCTTCGCAGCTTCTGCGGCCCTCCGCCTGCTGCCACGCCTGCCACTCCGCCACCGTGGTGAATTTCGGTGTGATGCCTGCCGGTGCCAGCCGGTTAAACCGCGCCAGCAGTGCTGATGCCTGTTTCATCGCTACCCCCTGAATCCGTCCGGAATGGTTGTTTCCGGTGGTGAAATCTGGTGAATACTGCCCGCCGATGGCGGTTTCCAGGCGTTTTCAAAGTTCCGATCAGGACCGAAAAACGTCGATGCACGCTGCACAAACTCCGTCCCGCCCTTGCCGGTGACCTGAAGGTAATTCACGTATCGCCGGACGCCGTCCAGCATCACATCGGGGCTGATGCCCTCCCGTCGTCGGGCATGCCAGGCGCTGTACGCCGATTTTTTGGGATTGGCCCCGGCACGACCGGGATATTCACGCCACACCCGCTCAAACTCCTCCGGATACCCGGCATCACGATTTTTCGGCGCACGCTTTCCGGCAGCGTCCGAATCGGCTTCCGACGACAAGGTCGGATCGGCTTTCGGATAGTCCGGTGAGTCCACATCTGAAAATTCCTGCGCGGGTTCACTGGCGATTTTTTCGCCATGAACCAAAGTGTTTTCAGGTTTTAGATCTGTATCTTTTTCTGTATCTGTATCTTTATCTGGGGCGTTACTCTGCGTTACACCTGCGTTACCCTGCGTTACATCAGGGCAAATTGCGCCATCGCCACCAAGGGGCATTGCCCGCCTTCTGTCCCGCGAAGCCCTGACACGCGCGGCAGAATCATCTTCACGCTTAGGCTGACGCTTCGCCCAGCCAGTTACGGCATCACCATCGAGTACCTTTCCCTGCATGGCTGACAGAATCTGCTCGACCTGTTCAGGATCGAGGTCTAATGAACTTGCAACGTCGTCTGCGCACAGGTTTTTGATTACGCCGCGTTTGCATGCGTTACTCTGCGTTACACCTGCGTTACCCTGCGTTTCAGTGACACTGGATGCGTTAACCAGCACGTGCAGATACACCGCCATAACGTTGCCAATACTCTGTCCCGACTTCCGGGCTATAGTCCGCCACTTTGGGTCGTTGGGCATGTCATGCCACAATCGCAGCCAGGAATTAGCCATAAAAACCTCTTAAAACCGGCGCTCTGAATCGCTCTCACCGGATGATTGCAGTACCACGTCGAGCAGAATAAACAGGCAGCCGCCGATAAAGGCGACGCCCAGTACCAGAAAAAACATTGTGACCAGAAGGCCTGCTATATCACTCAATGTGCCCTCTCCTGTCCTTTTTGATTTATGTCAATCAAAACAGCATCCTGAATGGTGCCGAACCTTCCTCAATATATTCTTAAGTTCCCACACCAAAGAACCAAAGGAGGTTCGACATGACTCTTTCATTCGATAAAAATAAACCACTACGTCCCGAAATATGGGTCGATAGCATTTCTGGGTGCAGCTCTAAAACCAACATTTCGCCTGCTAACAGCAAAATGGGTTGCGTAAGAATACTGGGCCGGGAATTCGACGAGGGCCCCTACATGGAACTAAATTTGCTAATGAATTCATCACAAATTGATGTTCTGATAACAACGCTGGAGCTCCTGAAAACAAAAATTTAGTAATCAACCGCGAAAAATAACGTGATGAAGCGGAGCTGGGACTTTAGCTGCGCCAATCGCTTCATCACTTTGCTGGAGCTCAATGTAGTGAACAAACGCTCTGACCTTCTCAGGATCCCTGACATTCACATAGGTCAGATGGGCGGACTTGAAAGACTTTAAATAATCGGGTCTGGCAACGCGAAGTGCATACCAGGCGATATTACGGGCAATTCGCTGAATCAGCGTTTCATGCTCAATAGTTACTAGTTGAGGTTTTTCCTCTGGTTTGACGGCCATATTTATACTCTTGAGATGATTAGTTGTGCTCATGATTAGTGCACAAGTACATTACCGGCAGGCCCGCTGCCGTCCACACGATCTGACAGCGCGATAATGGCGCCGATCATGGCCTCCATTTCGCGGTCAATGCGCTCCTTGCGCAGTACCAGATCCCTGCATGTCTCGGACGAATGGCTGCGCATTCTCGCCAGCATGAAAGGCGGCATTGCCTTTTCGATCGCAGGCAGCAGCGCCTGCATCTTGCGCTGACTGGCCAGCGAGTCGCTTTCAGCCCAGCGGTAGATTTTCTGGACGTTGTTACCCTGCGCATTGGGGTGATCGCTGCTGTAGAGCAGACCCGACATCCCCAGCTCAAAGTAGGTATCCGCTATGGCGTTCGCAGGCACCTTGCGACCATCTGCCGCACGCGACCAGGCGAGCAGCGCCTCACGGATGTGCGCGTGTTTGATTTTCATGATTCAGATTCCTTTCTTGCTTTGATGGCAGAATGACGCCCTCAGGTATGCCGCTGCCCGGTGTTGGGTGTAGATCAGGACGCACTTCATGGGGGAGGATTTCCCAGTTAAGTGCGCCACAAAGCGGGATGACACGCTCCCCAGGCACTTGCTTATTTAGCCACTTGTAAACGGTCTGTTGGGTAACATCCAACCTCCGGCCGATTTCAGCCTGGGTATATAAATCTAAAATCTTAACTTTGGTTTCTTCGTTCATAACTAATCCCAGCCAATAAAAACGAAACCAACATACAACCTTAAGTTGATGTAGTCAACAACCTATAGTTCATGTCGCTAAAAACAACCTTTGGCTGTAAAATTTGAATCATGAAAATGAAGACTCTCGATATAACGACATATCGCATTAACAGGCTCCTTAGAGAAAACGCCTGGAGCCAATCTGAGCTTGCTCAAAAGTTGGGGGTTACTCAGCAAACCATCCAGAAGTGGGTAAAGGGCAAATCAAGCCCCTCGATGGAAAACATAGACAAGCTTGTGGAGATTACTGATCTTCCGTCTCACTGGTTCATGCTGCCCCCCGACGAGGGTGACCAGGTGATTACGCCCGACTCAATGAAGATTGGCCCTAAGCAGCGCGAACTGCTTCAGACATTCAATGCTTTTCCGGAGGAGGATCAGGAGCTGATGCTGAAGGAAATGAAAGAGAAGAAAGAGACAATGGATAAGACTGTTGAGCGCTGGCTGGCAGCGAAGAACGGACGTCGCGCGTAATGTGAAATAAGCGAAGTGTAGTGGCACACTGATACTGGCCACCTGATCGGAGGTGATAGGCTCACCTCCACAATACGACAGGTGATCACATGGCTAAACATTTCACGGCTGAATTTAAGCTCGAAGCAGCAAAACTGGTTG